TTATGCTATATCTACATTACCAAGTGGTAATAAGATTCATGGACTATCTGCAGGATGCTATCTAAGTCATCACGAGCCATATGCTAAAGATACTCAGCATATATGGTGGAGTGGATTGATAGTTAAGAGAGAAGTTAAAGATGGTAATTATAATCTAGAGGCTATAGATATTAAAACAGTTAGGAAAGAATATGGCAAAAGATAAAGACGATGTGGTTAATTCACCATCACATTATAAACATGGTAAAAAAGAAACCATTGATGTTATTAGAGATTGTATGACAGATGATGAATATCATGGTTATTTAAAAGGTAATATATTGAAGTATGTTGCTAGATATAAATTTAAAGGCGAGCCTTTACAAGATTTAGAAAAGGCTAGTTGGTATCTTAATAGATTAATACAGGAGGTTAAATAATGTCTGCAATGAAACAAGCACATATTGAAGTTGTTGATTTAGTATGTGGATGCTTACAACAAAATAAAACATTATCTCAAACAGTTAATGAACTTAAAGAACTACAAGGATTAAAGATGAATCATAATCCTTATCTTAGTGATGAAGAGTTTATTGAAAAAACTTACTATGAATATAGAGGTTACTAATGGATACTAAACTATTACTTATAGATGCATTAAGAAAGAGGTATGAAGCCGAAATAGCTGATGCTTATGCAAGTGCATTGGTATACTTTAATGCATCTGTGGGTATTGGGGAGCACCCACAATTTATAAATGAATTAGATAAATTAATAACTAAAATATCTAGTGCAGAAGAAAACTTAGATACCCTCAATAAATATTTTACTGATAAATAGGGAGGGAATATGAGTAAAGAAACAAACAAACCTAGTCCTAAGACTTATCTTATAACATCTGAACAGTTAATGGATATTATGAGATACTTAATGACTAGACCATATGGTGAAGTAGTTAAACTAATGAATGTGTTATCAGCCTTGAGTCCACTAGATCCAAGAATTGGTGCAGATTTTATAAAAGCAAGCGAGGAAAAAAATGAAAGAAGAAAAGGATAAGATAAAAGAGCCAGACGATATATCAAAGTATACTGGTATATTATTTGAATTGAAGATTGGTTTAAATAAAAACAATGCTGTTGTTATAGACTATGGTGGAAAGCCTGTTACTAAAATTAGAGAGGCACTTAAAGGCTATCCGTTTCATGCTAATCTTTGTGCATCAATAATTAATCATGCTAACACTATTGGTAAAAAACTACAAGAAGATGTTAAACAGATTATACAAAAAATTTAGATATTACTTTTGGCATAACTGTGTTATGGATAAACTAGAAGGTTATGCTGTTAAATTAAGTAGCTGGTTTTGGACTAAGCGATGGGGTGATAGATCACTGTATCGCAAGGCCCAAAAAAAAAGGAACCCAAGATAACTTAGGTTCCGAGTCGTGTTGCCTTGCTGTGGGGGAGTCTTTATGGCTCCCCTTTTTTTATGCAAATAATCTATCTGTTTGCTGTTTAGCTTTACTTAGTTTGATAGGCTTGCTTAATATATCTTTCTGTAATTTTTTAGGTAATTTCATTTTTATAATTTCATGTTTATAACCTATGTCAGAACTTTTTTCTCTCATCTTATCAAAGTATTCTAATATATAAGAGTTGTAATTATTTATATCAGTACCACCACTAGGCATTACTGATGATATTGGCATTTGTAAATTAATATCAGCAATATCCCATACTCCCGATAAAGAAGAATAGTTTGGTTGTGATTGTAATGCATTGTCTATTGGTGTATTAGGCACTACCCACATATAATATTTTTTATCATTATCAATATCTGGATTATCCGCAATTAAATTATCTATTATACTTTCTCCAGATGCTCTACCTGTTTCAGTAAATATAGTGGTATAATCGGGAAGTGTTACTGCAGGATTATCTGCTCTTTCTGGATCCTCAAATCTACCTGTAACTAAATCATTTATTGTATTAGCTAATAAATTACCAGATACTTCACGTAATACAAATCCATCTCTTAATGCTCTTGTAGTTCTACGAGTTATACTTCTTGCATCTGATTCTTCTGTAGGTTCATTTAAACCAACATCATCAAATTCTTTTAATTCACCTTTACCAGGAAGTTCAACTGTTTCTAGTTTTACATTATATTTATCTGCAATTTTTTCTAATTGTTTATATACAATTTCATCATAAAATTTTTTCAAACCTTCCTTATCTTCCATAGGCTGACCTTCATATCTATCAAATTGTATTTGACCATTAGTTATACCTATACTATCTAAATCTTTTTCCACTGCTTTTTTTATCATAGCATTTAGTATTAACTCTACATACTTTTTAGATTCAGTTACTGGTAATGCTTCGTAACCTCTCAGATCTACCTGTTTCTGTGCTTGTTCTTTTGTTTTATAAGAACCTTTAGTAACTAAAGTGTTTTTATCAAATACATAAAAGTTATTATCCATTAATCTAACTTCAGGCACACCACGTTCACTTGTTATATCTCTATCTGGATCTACAGAATACAAAACGTTATTATTATCTCTAGCAGCTATTAAACCTTCATCTTTAAGTTCTTGATTAGATTTACCCTCAAGTATACTTACTGGTGTAGACCTAACAGCATAATTAGGATAATTTTTTTGTAAAAAATCTTGAGTAATATCTTTACCTTTTATTATAACAAAATCGTCTTTTGTACCATATTTTTGTATATCTTGTATAGCATCAGATTGTATCTCATCTACGATAAAAGTATCTTCTAGTTGCCTAGATGCGTTTTTTAAAATTTTATCTTCATTACTTAATGCTGTCCCTTCGGCTTCTTTTTCATCTAATCTTTTTTCTACAGCATCAGCATTAAAGTATCCTGTTTGTGCTCTAGCATGGGCTATAGCATTCCTTGCATATTTTTCAGAAAAGTGTGCAGAATCAGCTGACCATTGTTTAGGCCCATCTACTTGAAAAACATATTGTTCTACAGAAGATTTATATCCTTCCATAGTAGGAAGTTTAACATCACCTGCACCTAGTACTTCTCTAGTACTTTCACTAGCACGGGCCCTTTTACCCCCTGCACCTCCAATTGAAAAAGCTGTAAAATCATATTGATCTTCTAAAGGTACTTCAACTACACTTAGTTTATCTGCAATATTTTTTTGCTCTACAAAATCTAATAAGTCTTGTTTAGTTATAGATTCATTACCTTGTAAATAATCTGATAAACCAAGGTAATCCATTTCTTCTTTAGTAGAATTACTCTGTACAATACTTTTCCATTTACCTTTAGTAAATTTATTTTGTTTAGCATTTTTAATAGCGTCTACAGCACGAGAATAGAACTCTGGTTTATCACCCATAAGTGCCTGTGCTGTTTGCTTTTCTGTTTCTGTCAGTGTGCCAAATTCTACTTTGGGTTCTAATGCTTTTTGTGTTTGAGATTTAATATCTTCTTGCTTGGATAAGTTTTTTGAGATTTGTAATGCAGCTTCGGTAGCTACTTCGGTACCAAGGTTTGGCCCTTTATCTTCTGGAGGTTCTTGTTGTGGTTGGTTAGACTTCTGCTGATCTTGTACCATCGGTACATTAGTGTCATCATCATCACTACCACTAGACATATAATTAGGATTAACCATTGGCATAGCCTCTGGTTTAACCATAGTAGTATTTTTGTTTAAACTTTCTAAAGTATTAAATGCACCTTTGCCATAAGTTGAAACAAACTTATTCATGCCCAACTTACCTAACTCTTTGGCTAGGTAAGGTGCAGCAAACCTACCTGCTGCTGTTATTATTGGAATAGCTGCAAGTGCGACTGGTGCGGGCATAGGTTATTATGTACCTTTAGTATGTTTCTGTGATTTAGGTGGTGACTTTTTAGATCCACCTGGGCCTGCCCAGAACATCTTATCTGCCCAATAGGCAGCACTTTCTTTTCCTTTAGATATGTTCTTAGCATGTCTAGCTTTGAAACTTTTTCTAGCCTCATCACTATAGTTATGACCCATCTTCTGGTCACCGAATCTAATAATTTTAATATCCCCATCACCTTCTCTAACAGCAACAATACCTTTTTTAGTTGGGTGTCCTGGGGTTCTTTTAGGTTTATTTAAACCATCAAGATTATATCTATCTAGTTTTTTCTTTTCTGACTCTGTTAGTGCCATTATTATACCTTCTTATTATTTTGTTTTAATTTTTTAAAATCTGCTTTTTCAATTTTCTTAGGGTCACCAGCGACTGATGCAATCTTTAGTTGATTAGCAGTTAATGTTTTGTTATTTTTTTTAACTTTACTTTTGTAAGCCATTATACACTCCTATATTTTCTAACTTTACTAGCTATGTTTTTTGGTTGTTTAACAAATTGTTGTCCTGCTGATTTGCCTTTTCTTTTAGCAGCTGTCGTTGCTGCATATTCCTGTGGGGAGAGAGCCTTAATTGCTTTAGATGGTAAATATCTTTCACCTGTTTGTGATGAAGGTTTACCAGACTTTGTTCTCCACTTTTGTTTGCCCCATGCCTTGAGTGATTTTTGTTCTTGTGTTAGTGCCATATTATCTCCTAGCTAAATTGCTTTGGTACATATTCTTCTGCAACATTTATACTGATATGGACTGAAGTGTTTGCACTAGCTAGTCCTCTTATCTTATCTGATTTTAATAACCAGAATCCTTCTGTTATTTGAATAAGACCATTAGGTTTTAATGTGGTTGCCTCTGCTATAGTATGATATGTAGTGTTTGCACTATCATACCAATCTAAACTGAATGTAACTGTATTGCCAGATGTATTACTAATAAAAATACTTTTAATATTAGATTTATAGTTGGCAGGTACAGTATAAATATCTTGATTGCTTGTGGTTAAATCTAAACCGACTGTTCTTTTTTTAGTTATTATCATGTTAATATCCATCCTGTACTAATAATAAATCAAATGAAGCAGAAGCAGAAGAGTTAGAACTTGCCTTTCCAGAAACATAGATATCTGACTTTTGAGGTATTACATTGATTGCATTAAAGATAACTGTTGTTTGACCACCTCTGACATCTAAAAATTGTTTTGTTTGAAACGCTGCGTTAGCAACACTATTATCTCTTTGTATAAATTTAAATTCCATTTCTTGATCTTTACCTGATGATATATTTATAGATAATAAATAACCAGTATAACCTGCAGGTATGGTATATAGTGTCATAAGTGTTTGACCGTTTCCTTCCGATATAGTTGCTGCTACATCCGAACCACCTGTATAGGTTACAGTAATTGTTCCTTCATTATTTCCAGATGAACCTGCTGTTTCTACAGACATTCTAAATACTCTTAAAAAAGTTTGTGTAGTTGTAACCGTAGTTGTTCCATCCATATCAACTGTCTCTTCAGCCAAATTATAAGAACCATCCAAACCTTGTATTCTTAAAGTTCTAGCACCTGTTCCAGCTACATCGTCATTAGTATCATCACTTACTACATCAACAGTAACTGCCGAAGATTGCCAAGGATAGTTGTTTCCTGTTTCCCAAATAGTTTCAAAAGAACCTGAACCAATACTAGGATTGTATCCAAATTTATTAATCATAGAATAACCGGGAACTTTACCTTGCTGTACGGCTAAATAAAATGGAATGTCATCAACTGTACTTCCACCTGTTATTGGATTGACGTTATTACAAGACATTATGAATGATTACTCCCTATAAACCAAGAGTATCTTTCTGTTTCTTGTTTTAATTCATCTAAAAATGTTGAATTAAGTTGTTCTGTAATTAAAGCAATAGCTCTATTAATTTGTTTCTGGTTAGAAACATCATATTCTTCTTTTGGTTCTGGAATTCTAATTACTATCTTTGCCATTATCTCCTACCATCCGGTTGAATATCTAATCTCATTGTTCCAAATCTCCAAGACTCAGAATTGGAATCATTTTCAATTTTAATATTAACAAATCTACCTCTAGCTCTAGTATCTTTTTTATCAGTAGATGATGTAATTGTAAAGGGACTCAAAGCAGTTGTTGTCTCCGATTGTTGAGGATATCTTTTTACAGCTAAAGTTACTTTTGCATTTCCTTGTAAATCTTTAAAATCAGGTATAAATCTTCTAACTGCTAAAAATACTTCTCCTGCTGTCCCTTGAGCTTGTAAATCAAAGTCGTATGATTTAACAAATGAAGTTACTGTTGTTGTGCTACCGTTAGGATTTACTTGATCGGTTCCTAC